CAAACAGCATGGGATTCTTTTTACGATACCTGGTGCTCTTGTGATAATCGTAATGATCTGAGCACTTATATTCTCAACTAATTAACAATCACTCATTCATCCACTAAATCATGACTTCATTAACATCAGATCAACTTGTAAAGGTTAAAGAACAATTCTGTCTTAACCTAGTAAACTCCATGGACTTAGATACACTTATAGAAATCGTTCATGAACAACTAATGCAAAGTTATGATGACTGGGATGAGGTAGAGTTTAAGGAGGAAGTTGTTAGTTATTATCACGATGATCCCACCCAATACAATAACATAGTCAATGAGATTAATCCTTATACTACATCTAACCCAGAAGCACTAACTGATTATGGAGTAGGGAAATAAATCATCATATTAGATACTTAAGGAATACACAGTTAGAGACATCATTGATGTATCAACTAGCTCCCTTTATTGATAGTTACAGACCTCATACAGAGCCACCATCAAGAGAGGAGATGAATGAAGTATTAGTTGACAAATCACCCTTATCAATGGTAGAGTTAGCAAAGGATGTAGGTATTAGATATGAGAGGTAATTTCAACAAAGGAGAAGACGCACCAGGGTTCAAACATGGTGAATGTGTTAATCAAACACCTGAATATAAGTCATGGATGAGTATGTGTAAGAGGTGCAGACAATCAACACATTACAAGTTAAATGGTGTTACTGTATGTGATGAATGGAAGAACTCCTATGTTACATTTTTGAATGATATGGGAAGGAAACCAAACCACACATATACCATTGATAGGATAGACAATAGTAAGGGTTATTATAAAGAGAATTGTAGATGGACTGATAGGGTTACACAACAAAGAAACCAGACACAATCTAAGTGGGTGAGTATCAATGGAGAGAGAAAACATATCATTGAATTGAGTCAAGAATATGGAATACCATATAACACATTGAAGGAAAGATACAGCAGAGGAGTAAGAGGAGAGGAGATACTTGTTAGACAGAGAAAACCTAAGAATACCCCTAAAAAACACTAATAAATAGCATATTTTCATTAAAAACATAAAAAGAATGCATTAATAAATGTATAAGTGTGTTGTAGAGTTCTCCACAGCCCCTGTGGAATAAGTAGGGGTTTGTCCACATTAGAGGTGTTATTCTGTGGAAAAGGTATTATAAATGGCTGATCTTATAGTGATGTTAGAGAGCATTCTATCACGCTCTCTGTTTTATGTCAAGACCTCCCCCAAAATATATAAGAACTGAAACATAAAACATCGAAAACCTTCCAAATTTTCATATAAGACTTATAAATACCCCAGTCTCTTGACTAATACGACTAGAAGGATTATAATTTAAGAGTATCAAGTTCCTCCTATCATTCCTCCCATGTTAGCTTATCAATTGGCTCAGAAGAAACGTGTAAGAATTACCCTAGACTTAGAGGTAATGGATGACTTTAATCCCCGTGATATTGACTATGCTAAGTTATTCAAACTCGAACCATCGGAGAGTGTGGAGGCTTATGTAGAAGACGCTACGATGGACTGGTAGAAACACACTGTAAGCCCTCTAGAATCCCCTGTAACTAACACTAACTCCCCCTTATGGTAAATGATACCTAAGGGGGTTTTTTATGAGTCTTAAGGAGAAAAGGCCGCTTGAGCTTAAGTCACACATATACGCACTAAAAAATAGAGTTAAGGCCTATCTCTCTAAAAACCTTTTGTATGTTATTGTCTGCTGATGTGTTTATCCTATGTGTTACTTACTGGTTGTGCTTAGTTGTATCTGACTCTTTACCCCGTAGGAGAGTTCAGTTGTAATAACTCAAGCGCCGATAAGTGAACTCGTGGAACGCATAACAGTATTATTTAGTATTATTACTATTTGACACATAGTACAACCTATTAAAGTTAGTAACCTCTAAAGTGTCTCTATAGTGTAACCACACAACCACACATGAGAAAGATTGAAACCCAGATGATCCAAGCCATTCAAAACAACAAGACTTGGAGCTCAACTAACACTAGTGTGCAGTTCATTGAAGAGAATGAAACCTCTAAGGTATATCTTCATGGCAATCACATCGCTACAGTAGGTGATGATTATGTTGAGATCTTCGATGGTGGTTATCAGTCCAATACAACCAAATCACGTCTCAATGCAATCATCAACGAGTTCTGCAATGCATTCACTGATGGAGTCTTTCAGAAGAATTATCAGTGGTTTGTAAGAGATAACAATGTAACCAAAGAATTCACTAACGGATACATCTTCGCTTAAGTAACAGTCCGTAATGACTCTAAACTATTACTCACTCAAACAACACTAACTAACACTTAACACCATCGAGTTCTGATCACATAGTACAATCTATTAAAGTTAGTAACCTCTAAAGTGTCCTTATAGTATGACTACCACTCAAACGAACATGATCATCAACGAATACGAAATTAAATCAGGTGATAACCTTTATGGTGCTAACCTTGAGGATGTTGACCTTGAGGGTGCTGATCTTAGGTGGGCTAACCTTAAGCGGGCTAATCTTGAGGGCGCTGACCTTAGGGATGCTGACCTTACTGGTGCTGACCTTACGGGTGCTAACCTTAAGGATGCTGACCTTACGGGTGCTGATCTTGAAGGCGCTAAACTTGAAGGTGTTGACCTTAAAAGTGCTAACCTTAGGGGTGCTAACCTTAAGGATGCTATTCTTAAAGGTGCTAACCTTAAGGATGCTGACCTTGATGATGCTGACCTTACGGGTGCTATTCTTGGATGAGTTCTACACAACAACTGCTACAGAACATTGACACTCTTAAGGCTCATGGCCACTACAAAGTAACAGTTACTGTGCTGCCCTCACAGATTAAACGTAACCGTAAATCAGCGCTTTGATTCACAGTCCGAGATGACTCTAAACTAATACTAACTCAAACCACACTAACTAACACTTACATCATGTCTAACTCTGTAATGATCTCCCTCCTTAGTAAGGGTAACACAGGAACACAGATCCTTGAGATTCTTAACTCTATCGTTGAGGACACTAATCAACAACCAGAACCCAAGCAACCAACATTTAAGGAGATTACATTCTGACTATTAAAGTTAGTAACCTCTAAAGTGTCCTTATAGTATGACCACCACTCAAATGAACATGATTAACACAAACACACAGACTATGAACAACACTTACACTGACACATTCGATTGGTTGAATGAAGGTGACGTGACAGTATATGATTATCTAAGTATGATCAACGTCACTCCACTAAGTATCACTGAAGACGAAGGAACTAACTTCCCAGGTTATAAGATAACCTTCAAATCCTTCGATGATATCATGACATTTTGTCGGGGTTATTATGGAGACCATAGTGATGAAGAAATCAAAGAGATTTATGGTTGGTAAGTAACACATAGGGAGGACAATCTCTCCTCCCTCAGATATAACACTATCGAAACAGTTAGTGTTAACAACTTGACAAATAACAGTCCTTAAGTTATACTTAGTGGGACACAGTTAGTGTTAACGAATCGACAGTGATTCGGGGGGTTATATGATACCCCGATTCGGGCAAAGCGTTTAATAAGGATTATAAGGATAAGGGATAAGAACCCATAAGAACCCATAAGGCCGTATATAAAAACGGCCAAGTCCCTAACCTACACTGTATGTCTTTTTCGAGGTAGATATAGAGGCATAAAAAAATTCCCAGGTAAAAAAAATCCCAATCTATGTCGAGCACTATAAGAGTTCGTAAAGTTATTCCGAGGGTCACAAAAAAATCCCAGGAATTATGATAGACTCATAGGGTCCACAACTAAATTGAGAGACACTTCCTCCTTACGGAAAAATTTCTCAAAACTTTTGCTAATCATTAATGTTTCGTTTAATTTACAGAATAATCAGAGGTATTATCTTATTACCCGTAGCGGTAGTATTGATGAGTTTACTGGGGGGTGAAACCCCTGAGGTGGGATCTTCGCACCGAAATAACTATGAGGATTCACAGGTTGAATATAATGAAACTATAATAGATACTCAAAATACTATGAAGGATATCGGAGGTAACTATGACAGGAACTAAGTATTATCATATCTACTTAAAGGATGATTGTGTATTGCATAATCTTGAGGAGGATAAGTTCAAGGAGTCATGGAGTTTACTGAATACGCTCGTTGGGTTGATGCATACTGATTATTCTGTGGATGACTTATCTTATGAGAAGGTTTATGGGGCGGAGTTCTCGACCGAAGAGAACTCGTATTAATTAAGGAGGTTATTAGACAATGAAGATGAGTACACAAAACATGAGTACCAGTGGGTCAGAGGAGTTATGTTTCGTTCAGGAGTATAAAGAACCAGCGCCTTTTGTACCTGCGACGAGGAATGTATTCACTGACTTAGAACGAGAAGAACTCAAGGAGATCTTTCGGGAAGTGATGAGTGAATATGGACTTATTAGAAAAGTTTAATAGTAGGTTACCGGAAACACTCTCAGATGATATATGTTGGGAGTGGCAAGGACATAAAGATAAAGGTGGGTATGGTATACTACACCATGGTAAGAGTTTAAGAGCACATAGAGTTGCATATGAGATTCATTATGCAGAACCTTTAGGTGAACTACAATGTCTACATAGATGTGACAATCCTTCTTGTGTAAATCCTTTTCATTTATTTTCTGGAACTAATACGGACAACGTGAAAGATAAGGTAGCAAAGGGGAGATGTTACACTGGCAACCAAAAAGGTCAGAGTAACGGTAATTCTAAATTGACAGATAGTGTTGTCAAGGAGATAAGACTGTTGTATAATGGTGGAGGTTACACAACAGTTCAGTTAGGTAAGAAGTATGGTGTTACTCGTAGCACTATTTCTTACATAGTCAACAACAAAACTTATACACATTTATTGGAGAATTGAACGTGGCGAAGGGTTTCACCGTTAAAGCAGCAACACCCAAGAGTAAGAGTAGTACTCAAGAATGGGACTATGTTGCAATTAAAGAACGAATGAAGGGAAAGAAGATTGTCTTCTGTCTTCCTGGTCGTGGAGTGAGTTATACCTATCTTAAGAACTTTGTTCAACTATGTTTCGACATGGTTCAGAATGGGATGAGTATTCAGATTAGTCAAGACTACTCTTCGATGGTAAACTTTGCACGTTGTAAGTGTTTGGGTGCCAATGTATTACGTGGACCAGATCAGATTCCATGGGATGGTAAGTTGGAGTATGACTATCAGTTATGGATCGATAGTGACATTGTATTTGATACTAATAAGTTCTGGCAACTATGTGACCTTGCATTGAATAGTGAAGGTGAAGAGAAAGAAATTGTTGCTGGTTGGTATAGTACAGAGGATGGTAAGACTACTTCTGTTGCCCATTGGTTGGATGAGGATGACTTCCGCAACAATGGTGGTGTGATGAATCATGAGATGGTTGATGGTATTCAGAAACGTAAGAAGCCATTTACTGTTGACTACACTGGTTTCGGTTGGGTAATGATTCAGAATGGTGTCTTTGAGAATGAGGGTATGAAGTATCCTTGGTTTGCTCCTAAGATGCAAGTCTTTGAATCAGGTGCGGTTCAAGATATGTGTGGAGAAGATGTATCATTCTGTCTCGATGCAATTGAATCTGGATTTGAGATCTGGTGTGATCCTCGTATTCGTGTAGGACATGAAAAGACTAGGGTCATTTGATTGACACAAGACACCACCCCTGATACAGTATAAAAGGTCTCAAAAAAATGTCCCGTAATCTTCGACCTCAGAACTGGTGCTCATCATGTCATTATGAATGGTACCCTAGAGGAAAAAACCGTTCTAAACAATGTCCTGACTGCGGAAGTCGTAAGACTTATTTTATATCATGGGGACCAAACTGGAAAAAGATGTTTCTATCAACTGTAATTGGAATCTTCTGTTTAACAACAGTGGTTAAAGAATTCAGTAAAAATAATACTGATGTCATTATTTTCTTTAGTAGTTGTATAGGAGTGTTCGTGACATTAAATATGGGAATTAGTTCCCTAAATGATAAATGTAAATTGGAGAAGTAATTATGGCTATGATGAAAGGTGGGAACTATATTCCCGCAAAACCAAAGAAGACCCGTCAAGGTCGTTCACAATATACACTACTCAGTGCAACTTCTCGCAATGGTGCAAAGAAGAGGTATAGGGGTCAAGGTAAGTGAGTTATCATCTCACAGTATCTGAGGAGTGGTCTTCAATCCAACCAGAAGATCTGTGGGTTTATAATAAATTACAACTAAGCCAGGTGTTAGGTTATACTTGTGGTCCAGCTGGACTAGAAGTTCCTAATCCTGGTTTTTATATTGTTCGCCCATGCTTTAATATTCTTGGCATGAGTAGATACAGTAAGATAGAAGAGATAAAGGAAGACACAGAACATTTACATCCGGCAGAGTTTTGGTGTGAGATATTTGAAGGAGAACATATCTCAGTCGATTATCAAAACAAACAATCAAAATTAGTTGTAAGAGGTATTAGAGACAGTAAAGATGAACTTTACCAATGGACTAAATGGGAGGCCTTAGAGAGGACTGTGGAGTTCCCAGAGGTCTTGAATGATGTAGGAGATAAGTATGAGTGGATTAACTGTGAGTTTATTGGTGGTAAGTTAATTGAGGTTCATTTTAGAAGAAACCCAAACTTTAGATATAACAACACAATAGCTATTCCTGTATGGGATGATCAACAGATCCCAGAGTTAGAAGAATCAAGTGGATACAGATACATAGAAGATAAAGGTTATCACCGTAGGGGATTTATCATAGATGGAAAATAATCAAGACAACATGCTTCGTGAGATTGCAAATGATAATCTTACACCAAAGAATACAAAGAAAAAGGTGAACACTGATGGACTTTTTGAAACAACTGATTGTTCTCACCCTGATCATCAGTGTACTTGTGGTGCTCAACAGATAGTACTAAACGAATATTGAAAAATACTGTCTAAATAAAGACAGTATTCCTGTATCATTGTGCCAGTTCAAAGGGTCAGTCAAGAATTTAAGGACATTAGTGCTTCGTTTCAGATTAACCCCTTGAACAATGATTTGATTGCGATTAAAAATACGACCGCAATTTCAAGATCAATTCGTAATTTGATCTTGACAAAGAGGGGAGAAAGACCATTTGAACCTAACTTGGGTTCTGGTGTTTATGATCTTCTCTTTGAGAACATAGATAAACAAACAGCAACTATCATTCGTGATGAAATCATTTTAGTTATTGAAAATTACGAACCCAGAGTTGAGATTATTGAAGTCTTAGTTAAACCCAACTATGATGAGGCTACAATGGATGCAACTATTCAATATGAAATTATTGGAATAAATGTTCCGGCACAGGAATTAACATTAGCATTAGAACCCACTAGGTAGATAGATGCCTTTAGTAAATTTTAGTAGTTTAGATTTTGATCAGATAAAGACTTCGATTAAGGATTATCTTAAAGCGAATTCAAACTTTACTGATTACGACTTTGAAGGGTCTAACCTTTCATCAATTATTGATGTGTTAGCGTATAACACATATCTCACTTCATATAACACCAATATGGTGGCAAATGAAGTGTTCATTGATAGTGCCACGTTGAGACAGAATGTTGTCTCCTTGGCAAGAAACATTGGGTATCTTCCAAGATCTAGGAAAGCATCGAGGGCAAACATTACTTTCTCTATTGATGCAAGAAACACTAGTGCCTCATCTATCACATTAAATTCTGGTATCTGTGTTACAAGTAGTGTAAGATTTTCAAGTCAGAACTTTACTTTTATAGTTCCTAGTTCTATTACTGTATCAGTAGGTTCTGATGGGTTTGCAAAGTTTGAGAATATTGATGTTTACGAAGGAACATATATTAACCAAGCATTCACTGTAAGTTCTAGACTTCCTAACCAGAAGTTTATTCTTTCTAATGTAGGTATTGATACTGATTTGATAAGTGTCATTGTAAGAGAGTCTGAGACCTCTACAATTCAACAGAAGTACACACTAGCTGATAGTTTGTTTGAGGTTGATGATACTTCTTCAGTATACTTCCTCAAAGAAACAGATGGTGAAAGATATGAGATCTTATTTGGTGATGGTATATTTGGTAAAAAGTTAGAAGAACCAAACTATATTAGTATTAGTTATCCAGTTTGTGCTGGTTCGGGTGCAGATGGTACTAATAGATTTAGATTCTCTGGTACTCTGGTAGACAATAATGGTAATGTAGTTAACAATGGTATCTCACTGATAACTGTTAATACTCCTTCCTATGGTGGAAAGGATATTGAATCTACCGAATCTATTAAGAAATATTCAACACAGATCTATTCATCACAGAACAGGGCAGTTACTGCATCCGACTATGAAGCTCTTGTTCCTAAACTTTACACAGAGACTGAATCTGTATCCGCATTTGGTGGAGAGATTCTGACACCTCCAGCATATGGTAAAGTCTTTATAAGTGTGAAACCAAATAATGGTGTATATCTTTCTACCAATATCAAAGAGAATCTTATTGATGATTTGAAGAAATATTCTGTTGTTGGTATTCTCCCAGAGATTGTTGACCTGAAGTATTTGTATGTTGAGACTGATGTCAAAGCATATTACAGTACAGAAGTTGCACCTTCTGCGGATTTTGTTAGGACACAAATCATTCAGAACATTGATAGGTACTCAAAATCTGGGGGGTTGAATAGATTCGGTGCAAGATTTAAGTATAGCAAATTCCAGAAAATTATTGATGACAGTAATATTTCAGTAACTTCAAATATCACCACAGTGACCATGAGAAGGGATTTGGAACCTGTGTTAAATAGTTTTACCGAATATGAAATTTGTTACGGAAATCGTTTCCATGTCAAGAGTGAACTTGGTTACAACATCAAATCATCAGGGTTTAAGGTTAGTGGTTTCAGTGATACCGTCTATCTTAGTGATAGACCAAACACTGATTTAAAGACAGGATCTATATTCTTGTTCAAGTTGAACTCCCCAACAGAACCTGTCATATTGAAACAGTCAATTGGAACTATTGATTATGTTAAAGGTGAAATTAAACTGAATCCAATCAATATTATATCAACAATTGTGAGTAGGGCGGTTCCACTGATTGAAATTTCTATTTCTCCATATTCAAACGATGTGATCGGTTATCAAGATCTCTACTTACAGTTGGACAGTTCAAACTCCAAAGTAAGTACTATCTCCGATAATATTTCTTCTGGTAATGATATTTCGGGTACAAATTACATAGTATCGTCCAGTTATACAAACGGATCTCTCATCAGATAATAAAGAATGTCAGTAGATAGAATCAAGTTCCAGAATATTGTCGAGAGTCAAGTTCCCGACTATGTTAGAGACGACTACCCACTTCTTGTTGATTTCTTAAAACAGTATTATGTTTCGCAAGAATTTGAAAGTGGAACGTATGACATTGTTCAGAATATTGACCAATATGTAAAGGTTGAGGAATTAACACACCTCAAAACCTCCACAATTCTTGGTGTAGATTTATCATATACTGATACGACAATTACGACAAACTCTACAGAAAACTTCACCGAAGGATTTCCAACTAGAGATGGTTTGATTCAGATTGATGATGAGATTATTTACTACGAATATAAAACTGATATAACTTTTGAGAACTGTAGAAGGGGTTTTAGTGCAGTAACGTCATATGAAGGATCCAACACTCCCGATGAGTTAGTATTCACTACAACAGAG